CCGCATTGACGCGGCTCTTGAGGCGATCGCGCTTTTGAAGCGCGGACCCATCTGGTATTTGCGCGCCTGGCTATCCGAAGGATTCGGCTGGCTGGCTCGTAGGGTTGCGCCCAAGTGATGGGTAAGCCCTATCAGTGGTTGATGCTTGCGTTCTCGCCGCATCCCGGCTTTACGCCCTCGAAGAACGGCAAATCCTGGTATCGGATCTTTATCACCCGAGACCAAGCGATTGCGTGTAAGCGCGAACTCGTGGCGGCCGGCATCCGGTACAAATGCCCCAAAGTCCCGGCGCGATGGGCGCGCCCAAATGGCAAGGCCTTTCAGCCGTGGCGACAGCCTGATCGGCCAGCCGAGAGTGCACGGCTACGCTCCGAGCGTGATGCAGAGTTCAACAGCTATCGCCAAGACATGGCGCGACCGTTAGCTCCACCGCAAAAGCTTCCTGAGCCGCGCAACGGCCCATCTTTCGGCCGCTCGCCCGGTCTGTCGAAAGGAGCGCCAAAACCGCTCCACGGATAACGAACGTCAGGCCGGGCTGACCATTTCCCGGATGCATGCTCGTGCATTTGACCCTAGCGGTAGAGTGCCAAGTGATCGGCCCTAAGGCGATCGGCGAGTGATGCGAAAGAGTTGAGCGCCGAAACGTGTGCAGCCTGTTGTTGCCCGGCAGTTTCAGCAAACCCGCATCAAACCCTGCACAGCCAGGGACATAGCCAGCAACAACGCGCGTCCCTCGCGCGCGCGCACTCTTCTTCCTTTCAGACTCGTGAGCGTAAGCGAACTCTCTATGAGCCGTTAGGCGAACTCTTAACAGCCGCCTGCCGGCCAACCGCTTGTATCCAACCAGCATAAACACAACCCGGACCTAGTGCCCACGCAACCAAGCAATCCCGCCATCACGTAACCTCTGTCGACGGAGGGCGTCAGCTATGACCTTACCAACGTACGATGCCGCGCGCCCCGAGCGCAGAGATTGCGTTTGAAACGCGAAACCTGTACGCCATATCCCGCAACAGGTCTTTCAACGCGGGAAACACAGCCGATGGCACTCATCTCCGACGCCGATAAAGCCCTCAAGCCCGAAGCCCAATCCTCGTCGCCGACACATACCGCAGCCGGCTCAGGATCACGGCCCACGCCGTCTCGGTTCAAGATCGCCGACAGCGCTCCCACCGAGCCCCATACGCTCGGCCGCGACGTCGCCGGCTCGCTCAAGTAGAGCCAGCACCGGCGCCAGCCAATGAACGAACTGATGCTGCGGATCGTACGGCTGATGCTTACCGCCAACCCCAGCCGTGAGCCGCAGTTCATGGCTATGCGCGACGGGCTCGTTGTCGAGATCGATGAAGCACTCGCAGCCTGGCAGCCGCCCGAGCCCGAAACGGTGCTGATTACCCCCACCGCAGCCGCCCAACACTGATGCCGGCCGGCCGCCCAACTACCTACACAACTGAGTTTGCCGAAGAACTCTGCACAGCACTCGTCGAAGGAGTTTCCGTCCGAAAGTTCTGCATGCGGCCGGGATCTCCGACACAGTCCGACGTCTACGACTGGCTGCTGCGACATCCAGAATTTGCGGAGATGTACACCGTCGCTCGGGAAAGACAGCAGGATATGCGGGGCGATGAGATCGTCGACATCTCGGATGATGTATCTCAAACCGAGAGTATGGCGAGAGTACAGGCGGCTAGGTTGCAAGTAGACTCCCGTAAGTGGGTTATGAGCAAGCTTGCTCCACGTAAATACGGTGACAAGCTAGAGCTAACCGGCGCTGGCGGCGGACCGGTGATGTTCGTCACTGGCGTTGTCCGTGCTGGCGACGGCGCTCGAGACGTGACGCCCAGCATCGAAGCTCAGCCGAGCGATGACGTGGGCGAGTGATACGGCGGACATAGTATCCGCCTTCATGTGGCGGAATCACTGATGAAAAAGACCACAACTAAACGTATTCCATCACCCTACCCATCACTTAACAAGTCGATGACGGCGCGGCGCTACGCCATCGTACTCGCTCAGGTAGAGAGGATGCGCACACGCCCGAAGCCAGATCCCGAGGCCAATCCGGCGCGCCAAGCCTTACGCGAGCGGTATCGTGCTGGTGGCTATCGCTACTACATGGAAGAGGCGCAGTGGAATGGGAGGCAGTGGCGGGTCGTCACGTATTAGTTGCCCATCCGAATCGCCCCAGAAAAACGATATCCCCGGAGCGAACGGCGAGGAATTCTTTTTCCGACCCCTGGACATTCCGACTACGCGCGCAACCCCCCCCACACATTTCATCTCACGCGCGCGACCCGCGTCATTATGCCGCAGCTTACGACAGGAGAGGTGATGACTGACATTGAATGGTTTTGCTTGAGGTGCGTGCGTTCGCACTTGACGCCGGAAGAGCTTGAGGAATGTCGGGCTTCGCGCGGATCGGAGCATCTGACGGTTTTCGATTTCAGGCGGGCGATTGAGTGGGTGAAGGCGAACCCGATTGTGACGACCTCGGCTGATTTGCTGAAAATGATATCGAGCAATAACGAGCATCCCGCTACGGAGGCTGAGGAATAGCGATGTTGCCGGGGCCGGCATTTATTCAGGCGCGCGGACTTGGGAGTTTGCGTCAGCAGCGGCGGCTTGGCGTTGTGGAGGGGTATTTCTGGCGTATGGCGACGACGTCTGAGCCTGCGGGGTGGCACCGGCGGCACGGATCTTCTGTACCGGCGGCGGCGGCTGTGACGGAGACTGAGTGGGAATGCCGGATGGCCTGGTGGTTTGCGGATTTCAGGTGGCGCAGTTTTTCTCGGCAGCTCGGCGCCGAGCTGGGCGCGGCCGACAGAGAGGTGGGCGGCTGATGCCGGGTCTAACTAGTCGATTACTTATGAATGGGACGGACGCGGTCTGTCCGATCGGATCGCGGGTTATCGCTTCGTTTGTGCTGAACGCGGATGTGGCGGCTTGTTACTGCCAGGTGGTCAGCAGTCACCGCGGGCTCGACTGCACGGTTCACGAGCATGAGAACCCGCAGCAGCGGATTATGGAGATCAAGCATCTGGTCGGCCACAACGGCTCGAACGCGGGTGCGGGCGAGGGCGGAACGCCGCCCAAGGACGGCTTTCAGACCGTCATCGGGGCGACCTCGTGGGAGGGGCATGATTTCTGGAATTTTGCGCCGAACTGGGTGCACATCCGCACCCTGGAGGTCGAGATGCAGTGTCACGGCACGTATAACGTGTATTTGATGGTTTGGACCCTGGGGTAGATGCGCACACGGGTAATTTCGACGGGGTACGAGCCGCGTCCGGCGTTTCGCGAGCTGCATGCGCGGCGGCAGCGCTACGGGGTGTGTGTGACGCATCCGAGGGCGGGGAAGACGGTCGCGTTTGTCAATGAGTTGATAGATGGGGTTCTCAGGTGTGAGAAGGTATCGCCGCGCGGGGCATATATTGCGCCGTATTACGCGCAGGCGAAGGATGTAGCGTGGAGTTATTTAAAGCAGTACACGGAGATGTTGCCGGGCATTCAGGTAAATGAGAGTGAGTTACGGGTAGATTTTGTTGGGGATCGGCGGATTAGGCTGTACGGGGCGGACAATTACGATCGGTTGCGGGGGATTTACCTGGATTGTGTAGCGATGGACGAGTACGGGGATTTTGATCCTCGGGCGTTTCCGGAGGTGATACGGCCGCGGCTGGCGGATCGCCAGGGCTGGGCGTTATTTGCCGGTACGGCGCACAACTGGAACCATTTTGCGGAATTGGTCGAGTTGGCGCGCACGCGACCGGAGGACTACTATTTGCTCGTCTTGCGAGCAAGTGAGAGCGGATTGTTACCCAAGGATGAGTTGGAGGATATTCGGCGCAGCATGAGCGAGGAGCAGTATTTGTCGGAGTTTGAATGCAATTTCCGAGCCGCATTGGTCGGTTCGATCTGGGGCCGCGAGATGACGGCGGTAGAGGACGAGGGGCGGGTTTGCGCGGTCCCGTGGGAGCCGGAGCTTGCGGTAGAGACGTGGTGGGATTTGGGCGTGGCGGACGCGACGGCGATCTGGTTTACACAGAATGTCGGCCGTGAAGTGCATGTAATTGATTACTATCAGGAGGTTGGCGGCGGGATGCCGAGCTTTGTGCGAGCACTACGGGCGAAGCCGTACAACTACAGTGAGCATCACGCGCCGCACGACATCAAGGTCAGGGAATTGGGCTCCGGCAAGTCTCGGCTGGAGATGGCGGCGGCGTTGGGGATCAGGTTTCGGCTGGTGCCGAACATCGACCGGGCGGACGGCATTGAGGCGGTCAGGGCTTTTCTGGGGCGCTGCTGGTTTGACCGGACGGAGACCGAGGCGGGGCGCTTGGCATTGACGAATTATCGGCGGGAATATGACGCCAAGCACAAGGTTTTCCGGTCGTCTCCGGTTCACGATTGGGCGAGCGACGCGGCGGACGCGTTTCGCTATTTGGCGGTCGGGCACCGCTGGGCGCCGGCGATTCGTGGCAAGGTGATTGACTTCCCGCGTCCGATGCGCAATTCGGAGGATAGCACTACATCTTGGATGGGAGTTTGACGTTATGCGGGTTGTGCAGCGCGATCCGATGCACCAGGACGTCTACGCCGACGGTGCTGTCGTATTTACATTGCCGTCGGGTCCGATCCCGTTGGGGTTCGAGATCTCGATGGTGGACAACACCGGCACGTTTGCCGGGACGAATATGGTGGTTTCGGCCTCGGGCGGAATGCTGATCGACGGTTCGGCGACCTTGACGTTGTCGACGGCCTATCAGGTGCGGGCATTCAAGTTTGCCGGGCCGAAGTGGATCTGAGCGCATGAACGCGCCGGATTTACCGAGTGCGGCCGAAGTTGCGGAAATGTTTGGCCGCGATTTGCTGGCGCGTGAGCTTATGGATAATTCGGGCCGCTACCGCGCTTGGGAAGCGTGGCGCAATCGGGGCCTCTTAAGGAGAGCCTGGGATTGGGTTTGCAAAACCCCGCCGCCTCCCTTGGTCACCTTTAGGGTGAGGGTCCCCGCCCAATGGAAGGGCGGGGTCGGCTGATGCCGCGCAGAACTGCGTCCGGTCAAAAGACGAAAATCGCTTCGTTCGAGGACAAGGTCGACGCGTCGAAGCTGCCCGGCGGCGAGCGCGAGAAATATGCGATTGCCAACAAGATCGGGTTGAAGCGCGGGTCGAAGACGACGGCGAAAGGCGCTCGGCCGGCGGCGAAGAAGAAATGAGCGGCTGGCGCGAGTATCGCTTTTGGAGCGTGCAGACTTCGGGGCCGGCGGTCCGGCTGTCGGTCAGCGATGGCCGCGGCGAATATTTTGTTTTGGTGGCTCGCGGCCCGGCGCGCGAGTGGCGCGCACGCCGCGAGGAGTTGCTGGACGTGCTGGCGACGGCGATGAGGTCGGGTCATCCGGGGGAAGTGAGAGTCGATGGATACGATTAAAAAAGGAACGGTCATTGATGGCGATCAGCTGACGCCGTCGGACATCTTTCGGCCGGGGGATGTCGCGCTGGACAATCAGCGCCGGCGCCTGCAGGTGTGGCCGGGTGGCGAGCGGATGTCGGACGATCTGGCGAAGAAGACCGGCGTGCCGCGGCCGGCGCGTAAGCCCTATCCCTGATGCTGGCGCTTACCGGCTTGTCACCGACGCGCAGGCTGCGGCAGGATTTTTGTCTTGACGGCTGGAAGTCTCGGGGCTTTGCGCCCAAGGTTGTCGCGGGAAATACTCGGCCTGACATAGAGGCGCTGATGGATCGGGCGCGCGGTCGGTGCGCCGTCATCGTCAACGCCGACATTGAGATGCGGATCAATGCGCCGGAGCTGAAGGCGCTGATGGGACAGGCCGAACCGAGCGGGATTTTTTGGTTTCGGCGGATCAACCATGCTCCGGGAGACGCGATCGGGCGTCCTGAGGAGTGGGGGATCGATATTTTTGTTTCAGACTGTTGGCCTAATCTTGGGGATTCCGGGGGGCTCCGGCTCGGGGCGCCGTGGTGGGACTATTGGCTGCCGGTGGCGGCGATCAAGCACGGCATCCCGCTCTATACGGTGACCGATCAGCAATGGTTTTGGCACGAGGATCACGATGACCGCTGGTCCGAATGGGATTGGCTGCAGACCGGGATCGAGACGGTGCGGCTGCATGAGTTGATGCGTCCGGGAGCGGTCAGCTGGACGGCGCTGGACTGCTTGGCTCGGGAATTATGCGGCCGCGTCTTTCCGGCGCACACTACGGTCATGAGGCCATGAAGATCCAGAATTGGATCACGGATCGGTTTTTGTCTCTTCCTTCGCGGCTATTTTTTGAGATTGGGGCCAATGACGGGCGTGACACGACCTGGCTGGCGAGACCCGTCAGCAGAACGCTGCACGCGTTCGAGCCCGACCGCCGGTTCCATGGGCCGCCGATAGAGCTGTCTAGCTGGGATAATCTTATCTGGAATGAGTGCGCGGTCGGCGCCGACAACGGCGAGATGTTGTTTTACCCCAGCGTCGGCTACACCGAGTCCGGCTCGATCCGCGCGCCGACCGGGCACCTGGAGCTGCATCCGTATATTGAGTTCGGCGAGCCTTACCCGGTGCGGGTCATCACGCTTGACGAGTACTGCGCACGCAACCGGATTGCCGAAATCGACTTTATCTGGGCCGACATGCAGGGCGCCGAGGGCGACATGATCCTCGGCGGCCAAGAGGCGCTGAGAAACACGCGTTACCTTTATATGGAAATCATGCCCGAAATCGGGCCGCTCTATGACGGGCAGATGAGCCTGGCGGGCTGCTTGGCGGCGCTGCCGGGGCGCTGGCGGATCATCGAGCAGTGGCCCGATGATGTTTTGGTCGAGAATTTAGCGCTAACGGAACGCGATGGCGCAAGATCCTGATCGTCCTCTAGATGACGGCCGCGTGCGGATGCCGCGGGTTGATTCGGCGATGAACCGGGTGGCTCCCTCTGCCGGCCCTGGCGGCCGCGGTACCAAGGACGACGACAAGCCGGTGGCGCTGCGTCAGGGTAGCGGGCGGCGGGTCCGCGGCGTGGCAGAAAAGCAGGCCGAGATCGTAAAGCGCCGCAAGCGGTATGATTTGTGCACCAAGGCCAATCAGGAGACCCGTAAGGACGAGCTGGACGATCTGAAGTTTTTTGCCGGCGAGCAGTGGCCCAGCCACACCTTGATCGAGCGCACCGATCAGCGCCGCCCCTGTCTGACGATCAACAAAGTCCCGACCTTTGTCCATCAGGTCACGAACGAGGAGCGGATGAACCGCCCGGCGATCGGGTTTAGTCCGATCGGCGACAAGGGCGATCCCGATGTTGCTCGGATGCTGGCCGGGGTTGTGCGCTATTGGGAGCGCGAGTGTCAGGCCGAGATCGCTTATGACTGGGGTTTTGAGAGCACCGTCAAGATCGGCGAGGGCTACTGGCGGACGGTGACCTGTTACGCCGAGCCCGACAGTTTTCAGCAAACCGTCGCCGTCCAGCGCATCCGCAACACCTTTACGGTTTACCTCGATCCCGCCCACCAAGACCCGACCGGGGCCGATGCGAAGTACGCATTTATCACCGACATGGTGCCGCGCGAGGAATTCAAAGCGCTGTGGCCAGACGCTGACCCGATGAATTGGCAGCAGGGCGGGCCGGGCGACGGTTTGAAGGACTGGATCACTCAAGACCGGGTACGGATCGCCGAATATTTTTCGATCGAGTATGACGAGCGCCAGCTGGTTCATCTCGCAAACGGCCATGTCGGCTACGAGGACGAGCTTGACGAAGGGGCGCGGCGGCTGGAGGTGATCAATCGCCGCACAGCACACGTGCCGAAAGTGATCTGGTCGAAGATGTCGGGCGTCGAGATCCTCGAGGAGGAGGATTGGCTCGGCACCACGATCCCGATCGTCAAGGTGATCGGGGACGAGATCGACATCGAGGGCAAGGTTAAGTACGCCGGGATCATTCGCTTCGCGAAAGACGCGCAGCGCAGCTACAACTACGCGGTTTCGGCTGAAACCGAGATTATTGCACTGCAACCGAAGGCCCCGTATGTCGGGGTTGAGGGTCAATTCGAGGGCCATGAGGAGGAGTGGAAGCAGTCCAACGTCAAAAACATGCCGTATCTCGAATACAAGCAGACCGATCTTACCGGCCAGCCGGCCCCGCCGCCGCAGCGTCAGCCGTTCCCGACCCAGCCATCGGCTTGGGCGGCGTTAAAGCAGGCGGCGGCGCAGGACATGAACGCGACGACCGGCATCAGGTTCGACGCGACATTGCAGGAAAAGACCTACGACGAAAGCGGGCGCGCGCTGCGCGAATTGCGC